AGGCGGCGGCGACCTCGGCTGGCAATAAGGTACCTACGTTTTCTTCTGTACGTGGGGAGTCTTCCGACACTTCCGGGGCCCCTAGCACACGACGTCACAGGGCTGGCAGGTTGTTAACGTAATGGCAGATTTTCCTGAAGACATGGGTTCGTTGCTGCAGAGATCTCAGCAGCAAAAATCCGGTGAAACGCGGATGTGGGACTTATGTCTTAAGTTCCTAGAGGGGCGTCAGTGGCTTACGTACGACAGGAATCTGGCGCAGCACGTCACTAATAAGTCCAGCCAAAACGGCGGAACGAAGGCGACGGTCAATCTTCTTTTGAACGTTTACCGGAACATTCTCGCCAAACTTCGCTTGTCTTATCCGGGGATTGTAGTCCTTCCGGCGAGTCCTTCTACGGAGGACATAACCAAGGCCAAGGCATCCGAGACTGCGCTTCGTTACTTTTGGGAGCAGGCTCAGGTAAAAGAGGTTTTGGGCAAGGTAATTGAGTGGTTGATTACGTGCGGTACGGCAGCGATTCATACGTATTACGACCCCGAAAAAGAGAAAATTATCGCCAAGCCCGTTGGGCCGTACGATTTGTTTTTCGAGCCTGACGTGCTTTCTGTAGACGAGAGCCAGTGGGTAGCCATTCGCACATACGAGGTCAAAGAGGAGCTTGCGGAGATCTACCCGGACTTTGCCGACGAGATCGAGGGGTCGGGCGTAAGCCAGCGCGAGAACAACCAAGACGCCCCCGACTCCCGGGTGGAGCTTTTTGAGATCTACTGGCGGGACGGCAAGCACGCTCTATTTGTGGGAGACACGTACATATACCAGGACGATGCGTATCCTATCCGCGAGTTTCCTGTTCACGTGTTTAAATACACAAATATCCCGTACAGGCTATGGGGGCTCAGCCTTCTTACTCCCTTGATTGACCTACAGTGGCTGTACAATAAATCGCGGTCTCAGATTCTCAACAACGTTGAACTGATGGCCAATCCGAAATGGCTTATCCCGAAGACTGCGGGAGTCAGCAAGAACTCGATCACAAACCGACCTGGCGAGAAAGTCTTCTATAACGCCGCAGGCGGCAAACCCCACCAAATCCAATCTGTCCCCATGCCGGGATACGTAATGGATAACATTCAGCGTCTGCAGGTAGAGCTGCTCGACGTGTCGGGCGTCCATAATATCAGCTTGGGCAAGCGTGAGATTGGCGTTACGAGCGGTAAGGCTATCAACGCGCTGGCTCAGCAAGACTCGTCTCAGTTGCAGGTAACCCAACTTAGTATCGAGGTGGGTGTTCAGCAGATGGCCAAGACGGCCTTGCTGCTAATGAAGACGTATTATACTGAGCCCAAAATGGTTCGGATGATGGATTCTTTAGGCCAAGTAATCTTCGATCAAATAGAGCAGGCCAGTATCGTAGACGATCCCGAAATCTTCTTGCAGGCAGGCTCGCTGTTCCGTGACGAGGCGCAGGATAGGGATGCGAAGATCTTGCAGATGGCCGAGATGGGGCTCATCGAGAAAGAAGACGCCATCCAAGAGCTATCTTTCCGCACAGGCAACGCCTTTATTACAGAAAGGATTGCATCTATCGCACACGCCCGAGACATCCTCGAGGCGTGCAAGCGTGGCTACGAGGTGGAGATATTCCGGTCCGACGACATCGAAGCCTTCGTTAAGGTCTTCGGAGAGTTCATGCGGACGCGGGATTATTACGCGCTGCCTATGGAAATACAGGACTACATACGAGACGTGTTCCTGTCGGTATCTACTGCCAACCTGCCTGAGGAAGAGTACTCCGCTGCGATGCGCATGGATAAAGTCTTCCCGAGAAAACCGGCTCCCAATACGACGGATGCGCGTAAGGCGAGTCTGGCCATTGCGCCTGAGTCTTCTGCCGCACAGACGCAGGTTGCCGGCGAGTTGGCGGAACAGTCCGCCCAGATGGGAGCCATTAACCAAGCAGGCCAAGCGCCTGACCCGGCAGCGGCAGCAGCCTTAGCCCAGATGTTACAGGGAGGCGGGCAGTGACACCTTCTGAGATCAAAAGCTATTTCCGGGACCTAGTGGATGAGCCGGATGAGACGTTTCTCAGCGATGCCCAAGTCCAGCGGTATCTTAATGTGGGCTATGCCCAGTTCCGCCGAGAGATATCTAGCATCGACCCTCTCGTGTTTGCCAAGAAGGTAGAGTTCTCTGTGACTTCTTCTAGGTCTGTAGACCTCACAAGCATCACGGATACTTCAGGCGCGTCTGCCAGCGTCTTTGGGAACTCGGTCACGGCGGGCAACCGCTTGATGCAGCTTATATCGCTAGAGGCCGTCAACACGGATGGCGAGGTTGTGTACGAGTACCAGCCGGTGTCGAACATGTCGGCTAGGAACTACATGCGATTTTCCTACTCCTTGCAGGGAGAGGAGATTAAGTTCGGGGCCCAAGTTACGGAAACCATACGGATGACCTACTTGCCTGAGGCTAGTGTTACCTGGACAGAGGCAACCAACCAGTTAGATAACATGACCATGTTTCACGACGTGGTGGCGTTGTTTGCGTATTCTCAATATGCGATGCGCGACGGGGCGGAGAGCCAGCCGGTTCTGAGACAACTCAACCAAAGGGTAGGAGAATTGCGAGAGTTTGTGTACTCGCGACATCTAGAGGGTTCTTCTTACGTTGCAAGAGTAGGGTGGGATGACTTCGGATGGCTGTAAGATCTCAAGAGGAAGAACTTCTTCGCGGAGGCTGTAAACTACGCACGCCCAGTGATGGGCAGTACGTACAGAACATGCTTTTTGAAAACGGCGCGTGGAAAGTGCGCAAGGGTTTTGGCCAGGTTGTCCAGCTAGATACGGGCATGGCGGCCTTTAATAGCGACAATCCGCCCTCGCTCGACTGGGGATACAGAAAGCATCTAGGGTCGCAACTCATTCGCACCGTCTTTGGGCACGACCAGATCGTCTCTGTCTTTGTTGCGGATGTGCGAACCAGCAACATAGCAAAGACCGGAAGGGCTTCTCGGTTCAACTACTTCCTCCCTGTTTACGTCGTCAGCGTTTACGATCTGACGACAAGTAGCCGGTGGGAGGAGCCGATATACCAACACACCTCTGAGATATCAGAGGGTATTGCAGAGGGCCGGGACATGCAGTTCTGGCATTCTCATTATGAGACAAGTAACGAGAAGGACCACCAAAGGTGGGTAGTTGCCACATCGGAGGACCCGGTCTACTTTGCCGAGTTCCAAGACATTTTGTATTTCGGCAACGAAGAGACGGGCCTTTTGGTCTACGTGCCTACTACATTCCGGCACAGTAAGGTCAACAGTAGCGATGCGAAGTTGCCTCGGGTTCTCCGGTCTCCGCAGGTAGACACGGTTGCTGCAAAGTCTTGGGGCACTCCTTATGGGGAGAGCGCGATTGTCATGCGGGCAGCGCCGGTTAGTTTTTCTGACACGGCGAACCGTGCGTTCTTGGATCAAACAAATTTCCCTAAGCCTGTGGCTGTTACTACTTACGTAGAGGGGTCAGGCGGCTCTTTGGTGATGGTGGATTCCAGTAACACCATTTACTTTTCTGAATCCGGCAACCCTACTGCGATTCCTTCCGACAACTACATGAATCTGCCGATAGACGAAAAGATCACTGCGATAAAGCAGCAGGGGTCGAGTCTTTTGATATGGACGGCGTCATCTACCTGGTATTTCACTCCTTCTTCTGGCTACCTTCACGTGGATTCGTCAGCAGGGGCTCAGTTGGTCAAGGTCTCGGACTCTATTGGGTGCTTGAGCCAGTCGAGTGTTGCGGAGGGTGCAGGTTACGGAAGTGTTTATTGGATGGATAAGAACGGGTGCTACCGCGCCTCTGGCGGTGCGGATCTCCAGGCTATATCGGAGGCGATCTCCCCGTTCTTTACTGATCAAGTAACCAACCCGCTCCACCACTACTTTACGGACAGCGGCCAGATACTTATCTCTGGCTCTAAGATGCTAGACCAGCCGCGAACGTCTATTCGCCTAGATCCTACAGACGTGACGGTTCGCCAATGGCCGGAAAAGAGACTTGTTCTCTTTACTGTACCTAACGAGCAGACAATCCTAGTTTGGCACGAAGAGGTCGAGCAGTGGTCTTTTTGGTCCACAGAGAGCGCGGCGTATCTGCATTCCGGTAGCATCTCGGGGGTCTCTACAGCCAACCCGACTGTGATCACAACGACCGCTGCTCATCAGTTGGCCGTAGGGGATGTCGTTTACATACAGGACACCACTACGTCTGAGAGCATTAACGGTGCTCAAACTGTTACAGAGGTCCCTAACGCAACCACTTTCAAGATTGCGAAAAACGTATCTTCGGTGTCCGACGGTGTGGGCTCTTTTAAAAAACCTGCGGTTAGCAGAAAGAGCAACATCGCTAACCCGTATCTCGTGGGGAACGAGGACTCTCTTTATTTAATAGGGGGCGTAGAGGGATCTGGGGTACTGACGAACAACACGAGATTTGCCGGTGTCGATTCGGGGGATGGGTCGGCGGATACAACGAGAGACCTGACTAATAAGTCGTATTATATTCTTAAATACGGCAGGGGCGGTTCTGTAGACAGAAGCATAGAGGCGGGGGAAGACCAGCGTGTCGTAACAGGCGGTTGGATAGAGCAGGGCTCTGTCAGGGAGTCTAACGGCAAGGCACACGTTGTTGTGATCGGAAAGCCCATACCTATTCCAACAGGATCTAACGTGGGCAACGTGTCGGACACGGTGGAGGGGTCAGTCTGGCTGCCTATCGGCATTGTGACGGGTGACCAACAATCGTATGACGCTGGGGGTACGCAAGGCACCAGTTTTACACAGATAGCGCGGATGGAACTTACCTTCGAGTTTGATAACACGAGGTGGACCCCGATCTACTACTCGGACAACATCCCCTATGTCTTTTTCCCGCCCGAGAGGGAAGCAGGGAGGACGGGGTGGGGGGCGCTAACGGCAGGCACGCATCACGCTACCCAGTACTATCGTGGCAGAAAGATAACTGTTTATTCGGATACTCCTGCGGGGGACAACAGCGGCGCGGGCGCTATAGACGCTACGGGCAACACTCTGCAGATTACGTACGATCCTCTATACGACGTGGGCGCGGCCTCTGCTCTAGTTGTGTCAACGGCTTGGTCTCACCACCCGTACATCAATTCCCAAAAGGGCGTTCTGACTCGGCTGATGTACCTCCCGTTTGCCCCAGAGACTTCGCACTATACTGTAGGTATGGGTATCTCTGTTACCCGCTCTTATGTGTTTGACGACGCTACTAAGGATACGGGCGCGGAGGCACGCTCCGTGGTGTGGGAACAGGCCAGGCTGGGGACAGAGGAGCACAAGGACAACAACAAAGCGCAGGCCATCGATTGGGTTTACAAAAGCGACAACATCGGGATAAACGAGGATGTTCGGGTTAGGGCCCGGGGTCTTCATTCTCGTATTTTGTCGCACGGTGTTGCAGACACAGCTAACCGGGTCGTTACAGATTGGACAAGCAAGTACGGCTTGTTCAACATGGCGATTGGGTCAGACATGAAGGGGTGGACTTCTCAGATCACAGACGTGGCCCCCAGTGTCGCAGAAGCCGCCAACGACGGGCAAGCAGTAGCGGTGACTACCCCCCAAGGGGCCGCTACCATACGCACTAGATACAAAAACAGCGCGGGAGCGCTGGTAGACAAGACGTTTGCCTCGAGCAGTGGTCCTATTTATGGCAGCACGACTGCAGGGCACGCCTCTAATTCGTCTGCCTATATTATTGATGACGAGGAGATAAATACTATCTCGGTAAGCGATAGCGTTAAAGGCGATAGCGTCTCTTACATGCTATTCGGCTTTCTCCAAAACAAAGCGGAAAAACTGGTCATAGAAAGCGTTAAAGCGGTCCTTAGGGTCTTGCCGCTGGGGAGAAGACGGAATGGCCGTTAGATCTTTCCGGCGTCCTTTTGGCACACTGCTCCAAGATAGCAGATCTAGGCAACAGGAGGAAACAGAGAGCGACCTTCGGGCGCTTCAGGTGTCTTCGGGCAATGACCTTCTTAAGGAAACGCAGAACTCGCTTAACGATTTTGTAGTGGCGGGGGACTCCTCGCTCGTGCCCGCATTTGAGAAAAATCACAATAAGGTGCTTGGCATAAACTACAGGCTGTCCTGCACGCGCCAAGTGGTTATAAAGACGTCGGCTGCTTTCTCCAATGTCACCTTCGAGAGCTCTAACATTTATGTTAATCCCCGTGTCGTAGTGAAGGGCCAGGTGCAAGGCACTAAAGACGCAGAAGTTCCTCATGTCGTGTTCGAAGGCTGTACCTTTGTTCGTCACCAAGGACACGGCACCTACCCCTTCGTTGAGGTGTCGGATGGCGCTAGAGCGGTGTTTCTGGGTTGTAGGTTCATTAGCCTTTCCAATGGCGCAGAGACGTCTGAAGAAGACGCCATGATTCGAGTGCTGGGGGACTACGCAAAAACGATCACGGGTCTTACTGCAGGCAGCCCGGCTACGGTAACGGTCGATGGGGAACACAATCTGGCAGTTGGGGACTCGGTGTACATTACCAGAACGACCATTCACTCAGGCGTCCCCGGTGTCTTTACCGTAAGCAGTGCGGCGTCTAACGCCCGTTTTCAGGCTACGGGCTTTGACGTTACGGGGCATGTCATTTCTGCAATAGGTACTGGGTCTAATGCTCAGATAACGACTACTACATCTCACGGGCTTACTACTGGAGATTACGCCTACATCCATGGCTCGGACGCCACTACTACCCCGTCAGGCGGCATAAACGGCACTCAAGTCGTGACAAAAATTAACGCTACTAATTTTACGATTCCTCTTAACGTGGCCAGTGCGGGCACGCTCCCAGCGGAGGCAAAGGTAGTGGCGGGTAACATAGATGGCACGGTGTCTAGGTTCTCAGGCGCGACAAACGTTCAACTCATTGGGTGTAGCAGGGCCCCCACGGGGGCGGCGTATACAAACTTAGCCGGGGATGACTTTGTCACGAAAACGGGGTGTATCTGATGACAGACTATACACATAAAAAGAGTCTTCGGAACATTACGGACGAGCAGTTTTCTGAGGGCACAACTATTGACGGGACGCGCCTAGACGCGGCTATGGATGACGTAGAGGACCGGGTCAACAATGTTGAGAAGGGAGATCTGTCTACGCGGTTCACCCAGAAGCAATACGTGTTTGGGTATCAGCCACATCGGTATCCCTATGCAGACACGCGAGCTTCTGATTCGTCGAGTACTACGTACAGGCGTAGTTTCACGCGGTTTCCTTGGACGTTTATTACGAACAACGAACACACGACTGTTGATCCTCAACCGGGTGCGGATGCCAATAAAACAGACAACTACGAGTATCGTGCTGAAGACTATGGGAATAGGTTTCGATACAAAGGCACGTACATGGACAGCCTTCAGGGCGTAGAGCGATTTGATGCGGAAAAGCTAACGACAGCGGGGGATGCGTATACAGAAACTGCCTTAAATAAAGGACCGTGGATTAGCCCTTGGTGGAAGGCTTGGTGGTCCAGCAGTGCGGACATAGCGGCAGTAGATTTTGGGCAGTCTTCTGACGGCGATTTGGTTGCTATCGATGCCTCTGCCGCAGCGCATTTCCTAATCAATAACGGCTCTAGTGGGAGCGAGAGATGGAAAGGCGGTGCCTCTGTTACGGGTGAGGCAGTGACCGTTGGGTTTATGGCAATAGAGAATCAGTACCAGTTTGCGTGGTCGCACGCTTGGTCGTTTGAGGATTCTATCATCCTAGACGATCTTATGGTTTTTCTCCGTACCGACTCGACGTACGCTGCGACGTTTACAGATGCTTCCGGTACATTTCAAAAAGAAGAAGGCTATAAATCGGGTGCTTTCGGGGATGCAGACCATCTTATCGTTCAAATCACAGTGGATAACCCGCTGAATAGGAACGATAGGCGCTTGAATAATGTTGTGGTAATGCAGCACCAGGTGAAACTCAAAGATATAATGTATTCCCCGTACGAATTAACGACGTCTGGCCAACGAGGTTATGTGGGGGACATGCTGCCGAACGTTACCACGGGGACGAATTCTGTAGACAAGATTCTTCAGGGGCCGATTGTGCGGTTGCGAGATTTGAACATTCCTATTCCGCCAGGATCTAACGTTCGCCTAGCTATCATCATCCCGTGGTTGTGTACTGCTCGGTTTAGCCCGTATACAGGGGGTCTTTGGCCGTCTGTGGGCCAGCAAAAATTTGCTTGTACCGTTACTAAGGGGAACCCAACAACAGTAACTACCGTTGGATCTCACTATTTTGTTAGCGGGGACGAAGTTACGTTCGATAGTTCAATTCACGTAGATCCTGCGGGCGACGATCCCGCGAAAGAACTCCAAAATACGTCTAAGACGATCACTGTTACCGGAGCCGATACGTTTACGGTTGCGGTAGATACGAGTACGTCGGGGGATGGCAGCGGCGCTGCTGATCTTGTTGGGTTTGTTTTTAGGGGCTCTGCTGTTACGGGGTATGTAGACCAAGGCGGGTGGGCAGTTAAGCGACCGGAACCAATGTTTGATTGGTGCCTTAATGGTTGTTTGACGGTTTTAGAGGAGGTTAAGGACTGATGGCGAAGATAGGACCCAGAAAAAGATTAGCGCGGGGCACAGAGCTGCTTCCAGAACATCTTGCCTCGCCTGCGGACGCCGTTAGTAAATCGCTAAACAATGCCCAAGTGGCTGTTGATCAGCGGGAGACGGCGTACTCCACGTTTTCTGTCAGCCTAAACTTTCCTTGGCTTGAGTCTAAGTATTTTTTCGACAACGATCCTAAGGGTAACGCCCCGTATTACATGTCGTTTTGTTTGCCTCCTGTCCAAGACTTGTTTCCTGCCGACACGACGGAAGCGTTTAATGGGGATACGACAAACCCGGCCACCAAGATGCCTATCTTAGAGAGCCTCAGTTTTTCGTTTGACCAAAGGGACGCCCCAGCGGCCACTGTTTCTCATTGGTATGGGACGAGCAAGATCTCCCTAGATGGCAGCAACAACGCCATCGACACAGAGCACTATCACTACACTGACCAGCATGCGCAATTTGAGCCCAACCCGTACGAGGGGTTTCTGGCGTACAACAGGCTAGACGGGCTGGACATCAAACTGAGCGTGTATAGCAAACCTCAGGTGTACTTCAGCTTAGACGATTCTGCAGAGTCCGGAGCCAAAGCAGTTGACACTTTAGCCAGCGATGGCGCAGGGGGCGCAAACATCACGACCACGGCGGGTCATCTCTTGGCGGTGGGCGACCTTATTTATCTATATAACGGGGATTCTGCGCCGGGGAACATCAACGGTCTTCACCGCGTCACGGCGGTGCTCATGAGCACTATGTTCAAGATAGCAGTAGATGTTTCTACTACGCACACCGATCAAGGGTCTTACTTTAAGGTAAGCCAGCACTCCCCCACGTCAGAGGTAATGGACGAGGTCATATCTTACGAGATACCTGGAGGGAACTTTGCCTCCCCTGGCCTAAACCCTCTGACGATTACAGACATTAACAAAGCGTTTAGCCCCTTTAAAACCTACGTCTTAGCGATTCACGCTCCGGGACTCCACGATGACCGCGACTGTCATAGTTCTTCTACAACACTATCGACTAAACAAGACCTAGAAGTAGAGTGGGCGAGCCACTCTGTTTCAGATAAATCCTTTCGGCTTAACGAGCACCTTGCCCTTCTGTCTGTTTGGGTAACGCTGAACTTCAAAATGGAGATGGATAGCCGGGACATCCAAAACGACGGGGACACGGCTGTTCAAAACATGCCCACCCACGACGGTGATAAGACGTCGCAGGGCCTTTCGGACGTCGCACCCTCGCAGGGCACTAACATTACTGCGGATACTGCGTCTGGCACCTCAACCCGAATCCAAACTATCGACAAGGTTTTTGAAGATAAACTGGTCGGCGGATATGACGGCTTTGGCGGGACATACCCGTTTGAGCATCTTAAAGAGGATGCAGGATACGAAGTTATCACGGTTCCTCTGATGCAGGGCTTTCCGGGTAACCAGCTTGTTCCTGCGGAATCGTGGTCTTCTTTAGCGTACGGTACAGGCGCAGGGGAGGCGTATATTGACAGAAGAATTATTCCTCTTACGTCGCCTCTGACTTTACATCACGCAACGTCGTGCCTTAATTTTTTGGGCGCGAAGGTGGCTACGTCTGTGACGGCTACCAGTAGTTCCTATTCTCCTCCGGTCACGGTGGTGCCGTCTTCTCCGAGGAACTCCTCTGTCGTCACGTACTCAGACGGGCAATTTCCTCAGGTGCGCGGTACTAAGTCCTTATTCAGATATCAAATCGGCGTGGCTTTAGTTACGGGGCATGCGGCGGATAACATGGACTATCAGCAACTTGCGTATGTTGATTATGATCCTTCAATCGAACTCCTGGACACCCAGTACGGCTCTCCGTATCTGATCGATACCGTTGATATGCGCATGAGTGCTCTTAAGCCTGGGGACCTCGCACATAAGAAGCCTTTCGAACAGGCGCTTATTTCTGTTCCGTTGTGGGCAGGCGCTCAAGTAGGAAAAGGGTTTTGGGGCAATGGGGTACCGGGGACTCGCGGTGTCCAAGGCGCTCCTATCTTCATGGGCGAGGCGTTCCGATACATGGGAACGGGTCTAAGATCTGACATCTCCGACGACAATGACAGGAGCGACGCCCTGTCTGCGGTTAAAGGGATGGAGCAATATATCGAAGTCCGCATGGCGGTTGTCCCCAACGTCACCGCTACAGTAAATGGCATAACGGTTGCAGATCCTGGAGTGTTTACAACAACCGCAGCCCATAATTTTGAAACAGGCGATACTATATCTTTTGATAGTACTATCATTACTGTGCCCGCAGTCAGAAATAGCTATTTTAAAATAGTAGTTTTAAATGCCACCACTTTCTACCTGCAAGACTCTGCGGGCGATGCAATTGAAATCACGGTTGAGTCAGTAGAGGACGGGGTTGCAACATGTTACGGACAACCTTCCGATATTGCAGTTGGTTATGGCGGTAATTTCGTATATCTTATTTGCAAGAAACACCTACGGGGCTAGGAAGCGGAGTATTTCATGGCAACATCAGAAGAGCTGGACAAGCAGTACGAAGAAGACAAAGCAAAGCTGGATAAACAATTAGAGGATGGCACGATTAGCGAAGGGCTCTATAACGCAGGCCTAAAAGCATTAGATGAGCAGTACGATAAGCTGGCTCTCGGGCTTACTCCTTCGATGCCTGCCTCAGAGGGGTCTCCCTTTTTTAAGGCGGCGGAGTCGGAGGCGCTGACTGGCCAATTGGCTTCAGCGGCCACTGGTGTTACGGAGGCTATGGAAAGATCTACCCCTGCCATTCGGACAGCGCTTCGCCAAGGTGTTG